GCGCATACGTTCCGCGTCGATGCCTATACCTCAGATCTGTTCGCCGATGGCTTCGATATGGGCCCGGAGTTGCGGGATCTGGCCACCTCGGCGATTGACCCGGTCAAACCGGTGCGCGCGCATTACGACCTGCGGATCGGCGAGACCTTTGCCGCCGACCTCAAAATCGGCACCGCGATCCAACCGCGCCGGATCGACACCGAGACCCACGCCCCCCGCAGCCGCCCGGAAATCACCCGCGCCACCTGTGCGCTCGGCACCGGTGCCAGAATTGTCGCGCATGATCAGGTGACACACCGCCCACACCCCCGCCCACACCGCCTGCGCAACCGCATCGCCGTGGGCACCCAGGCCCGCGCCGTGATCGTGCATCGCGAAGCGCTTCAGGTGCAAAGTTCAAGAGGACAATGATATGCCCACCACGATCCTGACCGATCTTGCGGTCGCAAAAATCAACCTCGCCGCCGGCATGGACCTCGCTGTCGAGATCACACATGTCGCGCTCGGCGATGGCAATGGCGACAGTTACAACCCCAGCTACAATCAGACCGGCCTGCGCAACGAGCGCGCGCGCAAACAGATCGAACGCCGCCACGTGGCCGGCGACAATGCGTGGCGCGTCAAGGCGGAATTCGGGCCGGATACCCCGGAAATCAATGTACGCGAAATCGGCTTTTTCGACTGGCAGGGCGATCTGATTGCCCTGTGGGCTGGCACAGACGTGCAGCCGCGCAAAACCGGCTACGTCACTTATCTGATCGACCACGTTCTGACCTTCGAACGCGAGGTGCAAGACGGCGTTCTGATCGTCAACGCACCCGACGACGTGACGTTCGATCTGGCCGTCACCACCGGCATCGCAATCTCGAACCTGCAACTTCAACAGCTTCGCCAAGGCGACGTGATCCGTGATCAGCACGGCACCTATTAAGGAGACACAAAATGGCAACCAGCTCAGAGCAAATCACTGACCTGATCCACGGCTACACAGACCTGAAACAGTATTTCGAGGGAGCGCGCGCGCGCATAAAACATGAAATCGAAACGATGTACGATACCCAGAGTATCTATGTCGATAGCAACACCGGTGACGACGCCAATGAAGGTTCATCCGCAGCTCCGCTCCGCACCTTTGGCATGGCCCTCACGCGAGTTCGCGACGGTGGCAAAACTGTCATCCAGCTGCGGGAGGGGTTGGTTTACGGGACATCCGGTGGAAACACAGCGGTAACTTTCAATGCAAAAACAACTATCGAAATACGTAAGTGGGACAATCAATATTCAGACCCCGTCACGCATCCGATCCTTCACCTGGAAAACACCATCGAGAATGGGCAAAATTCGTCGGCGACAACGATATTTGCCAACAATTCGTTTAAGCTCGATATACGCGGCGTAAAAGTGGTTTGCGACGTGCCATCCGACGAAACGATCGGGTGGGTCGGCTTCAAGCGCAAGTTTGTCCGCGCGGGTCATTCGCGGTCAGGCGTTACTTTGGATATTCGTGTCAACCAATCGATTTTCACAGTGCCTCCGAATGCGGTGCAGTTCGCCGGGCCCCAATATTTTGAAACGATAATTTTGGGTGTTGATCGAATCGAGATCAGCGGCGACGGGGCCTTGGTTACAGACGTGAACCGAGGCGTAATCGTGGCTTCGGTCGGAACAGTAGTCGCCAGCAACACCACAAAGCTTTTGGACGGTGGCACTCTTGGCGAAAACGTCCTCACCAATTCCCCCACTGTGACCCTTTAAGGAGGCGCAAATGGATATCGTGATCCAGTATGACGGCAAAACGATTGCCAATCCAGAACCTGAAACTCTTGCCGACCTGGGCATGCCGCAAGCGGTATACGGCGCGGCAGTAAAAGCCGCTTACAAGGCCGAAGTTGCGCGGTTTTCAGATACCTACCGCGCGAAGCTTGCGACCAGCTCGGCAGGCAAGCTGTCTGAATACCGCATAAAAGAAGAGATCGCGCGCGACCCGGCCAATGCCGCCGAAGCGGAGCTTGCGCTGATCGATCGCGAGGCCGCAGCGGCCGGACTTGATCGCGATGGCCTGATCGCCCTGATCAACGCCCGCGCCACCGCCTACCGCCAGATCGCCCTTTTGATCGGCGCGCTGGAGGCCGAAGCGGGCGCTGCCATCGCAGCCATCCCCGACGATGCAGACGACATCGAAACCCAGATCAAAACCACGCTGGCAGCGGCCAAAGACCAAGCCGATCTGGCCTTCGCCGACGCACAGGCGCTTATTGCGGGTCGGTAATGTCGCATGATCACGCTCGCTTTCTACAAGGGGACGGGCCGTTTTGATGATCGGGTGATCCGTTGGATCACCCGTTCTGCGTTTAGTCATGTCGAGCTCTTGGAAAAACCACCTGCATGCCATGGACAAGGCGCATGGATCGGCCGTTCGTGGTCATCGAGCGGCCGGGATGGCGGTGTGCGCAGCGCAACGATCGTGTTTCAGTCTGCGCGGTGGCAGTTTGTTCCAGTGCCGTGGGCCCCAGAGCGCACGCTGGAAACCCTTTCGGCGGAACTGGGTAAGCCATACGACTTTATTGGTCTGCTGGGGTCACAGCTTTTCAACCTGCGCCGGCATCGAGCGGGCCATTGGTTCTGCTCCGAGCTTTGTGCTCATGCTCTGGGCCTTAGTGCGCCCCAAGAAGTTTCTCCAGGTGGCCTATATCGTCGCGTTTGCGAGATGAACCGCGTCTATGACCTGGGTCACTATCGTGCGGGGGAACCGCCAGAGGAATAAGCCCCGGGCCAGTGGGATGCTTTGCCAAAGAGTAACATCCGCAAGCGAGGTCCACATGGCATTTCTTCACGGCGTCGAGGTCATTGAAATCGATGCAGGCCCCCGTCCGATCCAGACGGTCAAATCCTCGGTCATCGGGATCGTCGGCACTGCGCCGGATGCGGATGCTGAGGCCTTCCCATACAACACGCCGGTCCTAGTGGCCGGATCCCGTCGCGAGGCGGCAGGGCTTGATACCGTTGGCGAAAGCAACGGCACCCTGCCCCGCGCCCTAGACGGTATCTTTGATCAGATCGGTGCGGTTGTCATCGTGGTGCGTGTCGAAGAAGGGCAAGACGAAACAGAGACGCTTGCCAACGTGATCGGCGGCGTAAACGCCGCAAATGGGAATTTCGAGGGCGTTCACGCCCTTGCCGGGGCCGAAAGCGTTGTCGGGTTTTCGCCGCGCATTCTCATTGCTCCGGGCTTCACCCACCAGCGTCTTGCCGACCTTGCAAATCCGGTGGTTGCCGAGCTTCAGGGCATCGCCAACCGCATGCGCGCGGTCGTCATTGCGGACGGTCCAAACACAAATGACGATGCGGCCTACACATCGGCCGGAGACTTTGGGTCCGATCGCATCTATCTTTGCGATCCGTGGCATAAAGCCATGGTCGGCACAGAGATCGTGGATGTTCCGCCGTCGTCGCGGGTCGCGGGGCTGATCGCCAAGGTCGATAACGACACCGGGTTCTGGGCATCGCCATCAAACAACCTGATCAGCGGAATCATCGGAACCAGTCGTCCTGTGGATTTCAAGCTTGGGGATGCCAATTCCCGCGCCAACCTTCTGAACGAAAACAAGGTCGGGACGACTATCCGGCAAAACGGGTACCGTCTTTGGGGTAACCGGACGCTCACCGATGATACCAAATGGGTCTTCCTCAGCGTTCGCCGTACCGCCGACATCATCAACGACTCGCTCCTGCGCGCGCACCTGTGGGCGGTGGATCGCGGCATCACCAAGACATACGTCGAGGATGTTGAAGAGGGCGTGAACAACTACCTGCGCGACCTTGTTTCAATGGGCGCGATCTTGGGCGGCAAGTGCTGGGCGGATCCCGATCTCAATTCCGCCGCCAATATCCAGCTCGGGAAAGTGTTTTTCAACTTCGACTTCACACCGGTTTATCCGGCCGAGCACGTCACATTCCGTTCGCACCTGGTGAACGATTACATCGAGGAGGTGTTTAACTGATGGCCGCCGAGGACATTCTCAAATATCTAAATCTAATCGTTGACGGGCGCGGCTATGCCGGCAAGCTGGAGGAGTACAGCCCCCCGGACTTGACGATTTCAACAGAAGAATTTCGCGGCGGCGGGATGGACGCGCCGATCGACATCGACATGGGGCAGGAAAAGCTGACCAGTTCTTTTGTCTTGACGTCCTACGACGCGGACGTGCTTGCGCTTTGGGGCGTCAAAGATGGGTCCACGGTTCAGCTGACCGCGAAAGGGTCTCTGGAAAGCCTGGACGGCAACACGACTCCGGTTGTCCACAACATGCAGGGCAAGTTGATTTCCATTTCTCGTGGCACTTGGGGATCTGGCAACAAGCCATCGCTGACCATTAACATGGGCCTTCGCTACTATCGCGAAGTCCACGGTCAGCGCACGATCAACGAAATCGATGTTATCAACATGGTGCGGGTGGTGGATGGCGTGGACCAACTCGCCGCCCACCGCGCCAATATCGGCCTGTAAGGAGGGCGCATGAACGAGGGGACACTACCGGAGTGGCTGACTGAAGAGGAAGACGGCTCGATCACAGTCAGCTTCAAAGATATGAAGCGTCCGGCCAAGATCGAAGGCACCGATGTCGTAGAGCTTCGGATGCGAGAGCCGTCGGTCGATGACCAGCTGACGCAGGAAAAGAAACACGCGAACAAAGGGGACGCGGAGGTTGCGATCATCGCCAACCTGACCGAGCAATCGCCCGAGGCCATTCGCGGCCTGACCATGCGTCAATACAACCGGATGGCCACGGCACTGGCTTTTTTCCAGTCCGGCTGACCAGTGAGCAAGTCCGGGCGGGGTCTCTTCGGCTCGCCCGGCACACCGGATGGGCCTCGGCAGAGATCATGGCCATGCCGGTCAGTCGTTTCATCTGGTGGTTAGAGGGCCTGCCGAAGAATGAGCAATAAGAACCAACGCCTTAACGCCACGATCACCATCGGGTCAGTGCTCGAGGGGTCGGTAAAGCGTAATGTCGGTGTGTTGAGGTCCGGGCTGCAAAAAGTTGGCGACTCGATTAAAGATGTCGAGCGCCGCCAAAAAGAACTTGACCGGCAGCGCAACGTACTTCGACGCCAAGGTGAGTCCGTAGAGCACCTCGACCGAGAGTATGACAAACTCGAGCGTACGCTTAATGATCTACGCCGAGCGCAAGAGCGCTGGAACCGTGCCGCCGCAGACTCGCGACGTGTCGGCTCTACCTTCAGTAAGATGACATCCGATATAGGCCGCAATACCCGGCGTGTCGCTTTTGGGGCCGCTCTAGCGGGTGGTGCAGTCTTTGGCCTGGCAAAATCAACGGCCACACTTGGCGACGACGTCGCCAAGACAGCGGACAAGCTGGGTTTCAGTATAGAGGGTCTTCAGGAGTATCGCTACGCGGCCGAGCGTTCCGGGATATCGACAAGCAAATTTGACTCCTCAATGACCGCACTTACCAAACGGGTTGGAGAAGCCGCCCAAGGGTTCGGAAGTGGCAAAAGGGCGCTGGACCAATTGGGATTAAGCGCCGAGGAGATGGTCAAGCTATCGCCTGAAAAGCAACTCGAGGCGATTGCCGAGCGCATGAAAGGCATAGAATCGCCGGCGGAACGTGCGGCCATCGCGGCTGGCCTGTTCAGCCGCGAGGGCGTGGGCATGGTAAACATGCTGGCGGACGGGTCGAAGGGGCTCAATCAACTGCGCGAAGACGCGCGGCGCACCGGCTATGTCCTGTCCGAACAGGCGGCGCGGGATGCGGAAGTGTTCCAAGACACGTTGCTGGACACGCAACTCACGATGAAGGGGCTGAAGAACACGGTTGGTGCGGCCCTTCTGCCGGTGGTCACACAGTCCATGCGCCGCATCGGCGATTACCTGGTCGCCAACCGGGCCGATGTGAAGCGTTGGGCGAAGGGCTTCGCGGATGGTGTTGAGCGGGTTCTTCCTCTGGTCAGTGAGGTCGTCAGCGGGATTGGCCAGATCGGATCGGTGGTCTGGAGCGTGACAGAAAGCACGGCGGCTATGGTGGGCGGCTGGGAAAATTTCGGTATCGTCATCGGGACGGTATTGGCGTCACGCACGATTGTGCGCGTCGCGAAATTTGGGGCGGCAGTTTTCAGTCTGGGCAGGTCGCTTTTTGCGCTCGCGCGAACGACACCATTGGTGGTTGGCGGGATCCGAGCAATCGGGGCGGCGTTGCTCATGAACCCGATCGGCATTGCCGTGGCCGGCATTGCAGGGGCCGCATACCTCATCTATCGAAACTGGGAGCATATAGCACCCTGGTTCCGGGGAATTTGGCGCGATGTAAAATCGATATTCGGTGGGTTCGGCGATTTCGTCGCTGGCGTTTTTACCGGCGACATGGATAGGGCGGCGACAGGCGTTCAAGCGGTCTGGAAGGGCACCAAAGGCGTTCTTGGCGGCGTTTTGGATGGCATTGGCGGCTTGTTCAGCTGGTCATACAATAATCTTATCAAGCCGGTGACAGACGCCATGGGCATAACCAAACATGTTGAGGCCGCCTGGAAGGGGGCCAGCACAGTTTTGGGCCCCATCGTTGGGGATATCGGCGGATACTTCAGCGGCATGGGCCAGATCATTGATGGTGTCATGACCGGTGACATGCAAAAGGCCGCCGATGGGGCCGAACTTATATGGCAATCCGCATCTTCTGCGCTTGGCCGCATCGTCCGTGGGATTGGAAGTGTGTTCAGCTGGTCGTATAAAAACCTGATCAAGCCAATAACGGACAAACTCGGCATCACGGATGCGATCGAGCGCGCGTGGGTAAGCCTTCAAACCTCGATCGAAACCATCATGGGTGGTATCGGAAGTGTTTTTGACGCGGCGTGGACCAATGTGATCGAGCCTGTGATCGACGCATTGTCTACCACAGGCGGAATTTCCACAGCCTGGGATGAAGTAAAGGCCGCGCTTGATCCGGTCCTTACATGGATTGGCGACAAGTTTCAGGCGGTCATGAAATTCATTCAGCCGGTGATCAACGGTTTGAAATGGGCGCAAGACAAAGGTGCCGCCGCCGCAGCCAAGATCGGCAGTGTTTTTGGTCTCTCCAACAATGGCGATGCGCCTGGCGGCGAAAACACCAACACCACCAGACGCCATCCTAGGCATCAGGTCCAAACCAATGCGCTCGGAGGCCCATTCCGGCCGGGATGGCATCTCACTGGCGAAATGGGCCCGGAACTGAAATTTGAAAACCGAAGCGGGTACGTCGCCAACAATCGGGCAATGCGGCAGCTGGCAGATTATGCAGACCGGGTCGGGTCTGTTGTCTCGCGTCAAACAGCAACAAAGAGCCGGGCGGGTGCCATTCTGGGGAGGGCGGCTAGGACAAATGCAACTCGTAAAAATGAAAGCCATATCGAGACTCCGTTAGGCGCGGCTGCCACGTCGCGGGTGCAGGCCCTGTTTGCAGCCGGAGGAGATGGCGGTGCGGCACCCGGCGTATCGGGAGCGCCGATCACCCAAAACATCACCAAAACCTACAATATCAACGCTGCAAGCGCAGACGCGCGCGAGGTCGTGCGATTGCTGAAGCAGGAGGAGCGGCGCGAACGAGGTAACGGGCTATTTGATCGCGCGCCGTCGACCGGACCGTATGGGAGGTAGATATGGCTGAGGTGATGATGCAGCTCGGGTTCTTTCAATTTTCGATCGATGACGCGACCTATCAGCGCCTGAGCCGGTCGACCGAATATCGCTGGGCGCGTCAGGCGCGGATCGGATCCAATGATGCGCTGCAGTTTACCGGCTACGGCCCGGAAACCATTGAGCTGGAGGGGGTGATCTACCCACATTTTCGCGGCGGTTTAAAGCAGGTTGACCGTATGCGTACCCAAGCAAGCCTCGGGGTGCCCCTGCCCCTGGTCTCTGGCATCGGCAAGGTGCTTGGACTTTGGGTGGTTGAGGCGATCAGCGAAGGTCAGGAGGTGTTTGCCGCAAGGGGTATCCCGCACAAACAGGATTTCACGATGAGGATGGCACGATATGACGGTGGGCTCAGATCTCTTTTACGTTACTTCTGACGGCGATGTTCTCGACGCCATTGTGACAGCACACTTCGGCGACACACTGGGTGGCAAGGTGGAGGCGGTGCTGGCCGCAAATCCGGGGCTTGGGGCAAAGGGAGCGGTCCTGAACGCTGGCGTCCGGATCGCTTTGCCGGACTTGACTAACACCGGACCCGTGGAGACAGAGCAGCTATGGGGCTGACGGATTTTCGCCCATTCGTGCGGGTGCGCATCAATGGTGCCCTCATCTCGGATATGATGTTTTCGCAACTGATCTCGGTGCGTGTCAGCGATGCGGCCGGCTTTGTCTCGGACACCGCAGACATTACATTCGCTAATGTGGATCCACGATCGCGTTTCCGCATGCCCGAACCCGGTGCCGAGGTGGAAATCGAACTAGGTTATATGGGAAACTTCAAACACATGGGCGTATATGTTGCCGATGATGTAGAGGAAAGTAGTCCACCGCGCCTGATCAGTGTGACGTGCCGAGCGAAATCGCAGGGCACTACAGAAAGTGGATTTGCGCCGATCCATCAGCAGAAAACGCGTTCTTGGGAGGACGGCCTGACAATCGAGGACATTGCCACGACTATCGCTGGCGATAATGGGCTGCAAACTGGTGTGACAAAGGCCGCAGCCGAGATCATACCAGGACATATCGACCAGATTGATGAGAGTGACTTATCGTTGCTGACCCGGATCGCCGTTGCGCATGACCTCGTGGCAAAACCGGCGGGTGGCGTATTATTTGTCGGCAAACGCGCAGCCGGAATAAAAGCATCCGGCGGCCCGACACCAACAGTTATGATTTCGGAGTCTGAAATATCGCGCTGGGCGATGCGTCGCAGTCTAGGCGAGGCCACGGGCACCGTAATCGCGACCTATCGCGACCTGGAAAAAGGCGAAGACATTGAGGTCAAAGTTGGTGAAGATGAGCCAATCCGGCGGTTGCGACAGAGATTCCGTAGCGAGGAAGAAGCGCGAGTCGCTGCGAATTCCGAAAGCAGGCGTGCTAGTCGCGCGAAAGAGTCACTTGAGTTAGAATTCCCCGGCAATCCCAGCGTTGTGGCCGAGAGTAAGGTTATTCCGCTGGGCTTGAGTGCGTCCGCCTCGGGCATTTGGTCTGTGGAGAATGTCACTCACGAAGTTTCTGAGGCTGGGTATCGATCGACATTGCAAGCCCAACGCCCAGAGTAGGGAAACCGCCAGAGGGTTTTTAGGGGAAGGTCACCGATATTGGCGGGGCTTCTAATCGAAATAGGCGCGCGCAAGAGGACAGGCCCTGCATGACATTGTTTGAGTGGTTCAAGACACTATGGCCGATCGTGGCGCTGATGGCGGCATTCGGAGTTCGTATGGAGGTCGGACAAGCGCTCAATAAGCAGAGGCTCCGCGAAATCGACAAAGACATTTTACAAGCCGAGCGTGCGAATGAGAAAGCCATCGAAGGTGTTCATGCACGCCTATCCGTAGCGCCCCGGTCAGCCCCGCCACGCCTCTCACATCCTGAAGCGCACCCTGGCGGGGCCCTTAAAAATCATCACTGCCATATTCCACTTGTTTGAGCGCTCTTCTCTTTAGCGCGCGGCACTCAATGCGAATGTTTTAAACTGCACGTGAAACGTGAAACATTTTTCAAGAAAAAGGAGCCGCTCTTGGAAGAAGTTTTCGGAATCAAAACAAGCGCCGTCGTTGCCGGTTTCGTCGGGGGCGTGGTGTCGCTGGCGATGATCCGAGACCTAACACCGAAGGTTGCAATAACGACAGTTATCGGCGGCACAGCCTGCGCGGCGTATCTGACGCCGCTCATCATTGAATATCTCGACTTGGGTGGGTCCAACCTCGAAAACGCGCTGGCGTTTCTCACGGGCGTTTGCGGGATGAACGGCGTCGCTGGTGTATTCAAATTGAGTGAACGATTCAAAGCCAACCCGTCGATCGAAGCGCTCAAGAAAGGTAAGATAGATGGAGAATGATCTGATCGGCACGATTGCAACGTGGACAACCGCGTTTACCGGGCCAGCCGGCGCGCTGCTTATCCTGATCATGATGATCTGGGACCGCAAATATAAAGTTGCCCCCGCATGGCACCGATACGGGTTGGCTTTTTTGGCTGTCGGAATGGTCGGTCAAGCAGCGCGCTCGTGGATGACGATCATGACAGGCGTTTCGCCGCGTGACAGCGAGATGCCATGGTGGGTGTTTAAAGATATCGGGATCTTCACGCTTGCGGCCTCTTGGATGGTGCTTGCGATGATTGCCGCGAGACGAAAACAGAAGCCGCAAAATAAATGTAAGTGAATTGATGAAAACTCAAAAAATAAAACTCAACAAAAACAGCGCCTATCCCGGCACGAGACCGAGACCAACAAATACCTTTCAGAGATCCGGACCGATATAAAGACGCTTTTACAGCGTCAGTAACCGCTCACTCTTTCCCGTTGCTCCGCCGCATTCGCCGGATACATCGGTTCATGATCAGCTTTCGTTCGCCGCGCAGGTCCTGCAGCGCCCTCTGCTTTCGCTCGATCCGCAGGTGCAGCCGCGCCAGTCGACGCAGTTCCAGCTCTGTCGCGAAGCGCAGCCAAGCGGCCCGCAGGCCAAATATCGGCGCATCCGGCCCGCCGTTGTGGCCCATTCCGGGCGGCTCCTGTGCAGTGGGTGCCGCTGTACAGTCCGGCGTTACCGTGTCGGTGTCTGCCATATTCGGGGCCTGCTTTGATCGACCGCATTGAAAACGGGCTGGTCCCACGTTTTCGCTTTGTTTCTGATACGTCCTTGGGACCAAATTTTCGCAACCTTCGGTTTTTTGGCGGTTTTTAGGGGACTGTAACTCCCTCGCGGAGACGCACGCTAGGTTCGATTCCTAGGTCGCCCACCACTTTTCAATCAAAGACTTAGGAAGATTTGCGAGAGCAACGCCCGCGCAATGAATTGGGGCTGGTCCCAACCTCTGGTCCCAAGTCTTGTTCTGTTCTTGTTTCATTCCCGCCTCCTTTGCGCAGACTTCGACAGCGCCTTTCGATTCGCCTTTGCGCGGTAGTACGCGACCATCTCAGCACTTTGCCCGGTGACGGCTTGGATCTCTGCATCACTCGCACCAGCTTCGGCCAGTTGTATGATCGAGAGCTTGCGTAGACCGTGCAGGCTGTATGGTTTGGCCTTGGCCCCCAGCGATTTTCGCCAAAGCCGAAAGGTCGTTTCCACGGCCTGATAGCTTATCGGTTCGGTTAGGTTCTTGGGCAGAAGGTGCTGCCCCTGAATTGGAAGGCCTTCGATGAAATCCCGCAATGGTGCCGGGCAGTAGACCTCAAGTGCTTGCTTGCCCTTTTCGTCTTTGACAATCATCCACTCGCCCTGGAACTGGTCGCGTCGCATAGAGACGGCCGCGCCGGGGCGTTGGCCTGTTCCAAGAATTAGTCTCGCAAGGATCTGCACACGATCGGGCGCATTGGCCAGCGCCTTGACCATCCATTCCGGCCACGGCTCGAACTCACGTTGTTTGCCGAAATGGTCGATGCCTTTCGCCGGGTTGGGGCCAAGGGGCCAGTCCATCTTTTCGGCCGCATAGTTCCAGAGCAGTGAAACCGTTTGCAGGAGACGGTCTGCTTTCTTTGGCGTGGCCGCGAGCGATTGATGCGCGGCCCGCAGATCCTGCCGGGTGGTGGCGCTCATCGCCTTACCGCCGTTGCTGGCAAGGATACGCTCCATCGGGGGGCGGTATGATTTCTTGGTGCTATCTGCCAACCTGCCCTGAACACGAGGATCCGCGCGCCACGCCTCGATGCATTCGCGCCATGTATATTTGCTAGGGGTCAGCTGCGTCGGGTGGCGTCCGGCCTCGCAGGCCCAGTAGAGCCTGTCGAGTTCCTGGGCATTGCCCTGCCAGTCGAGCTGTATCGCCCGCTCCCGGCGCTTGCCATCCTCAAGCCATGTGGTCCGGTGGAATGGGCGCCAGCCGCGACGTTCGCCCTTCCACGCCCACCTAAGGTGTGGCTTGGATATCCTTGGCTTCGGTGGTCTTTTCATATCGTGAACGCTTCATCCGGTTTCGCGGCTTCACCGCTCAGTATCGCCTCAAGGTCCGCAACCATCCAGCGTTGATGTGATCCGATTGTCTTGGCGGCGGGCAAGGCACCGCATGCGACCAGCTCGGCAAACTCCCTTGGCGACATGTCGAGCATCGCCGCCGCCGTGCGTTCACCGACTGCCAAGGGACGAGTGTGTGCGTTCATACGGCCCTCCTATGCCAAGCCTTGCGCCCAATCGCGGATATTCTGTGCCGCCGGGTCGGTCTTGTTCTTGAGGCGGTCGAGGATTTCCTGCACCGCCCAGTGCAGCGCGTCGTCGCGGGTCTGGGCGAAGTTGCCCCACTTTGGCCCGACGCGGTAACCGCCACCGTAGCCATCGGCATCAACATTGGTGCCCCACATCCAAAGACCGTCGGTGTGGCGGTGCAGCTCGATCCGGGCGCGATGCCATCCCCCGCGCGGGTGCGGCAGGGTGAGCGTTTCATCCACCTCGCCCCGGACAACCTCGCCGTTGGGGTCGCAAGGGCGCTTGATCGGCGGCGCGCGCATGAGATCGAGCAGGTCGGTCATGTTCGTCCCCTTTGGCCGCCATCCGCAAGCCGAACGCGCAGACCGTGGCAAAATTCCATGAAGGTCCAATCCAGATCAGCTTTGAGATACGCCGCATATTTGGCAGCAGAGGCGCTTGTGGCCATCACGTGCTCGCCGCCCCATTCATTGACCCGCCTCACTTCATACAAACGACCGTAGGTCTCGTGATCGGCCAATTCACGGGCCAGCGCGGCGCGGCCCTCATTGGTCACATGGAAGAAAGTCATATCGCCGCGCGTGGCACCCTCTTCCCACCACCTGCAGATGCGCATTGATTCCTTTTGGTCCGGACAGCACGTTGCATAGTGGTTGCGGTAGCCACCAAAGGCATAAAAGGGACGCCCCAAAGCGTGGTCCACACAATCAAGCCCCGCGTTGCCTTTGATTTGACGGTTTACCTGCATCATCCATCCTCCGGGGTCGCAGCATCCAGCCCCCTCAAAAACGCATTTGCGGCGTTGGCCGTGATGGTCCCGCCGGGGGCAGTTATGCGCGGTTCGGCTTTGCGCTTGGGTGCGCGGCGGGGGTTTTTCGGCGGGAAGTGGTGCTCGGTGGTCTGGTCGGCTTCATCCTGCCAGTAGTTGTGCCGCGCTTCGTTGATCCAACGGATCAGCCCCTTGACCGTCGTCAAGGGTAAGCTCTCTGGGTGATAGGCGGCGGGGATATTGTCGGCCAGTTCTTGCAAATCCGCCTTGCGCTGACCGCTCAGTGTGCATCGGACCCAGTAAGGTGTCATTCTTCGCCTCCCTCATTCGCAATCTCCAGCAGCACATCGGCCGGCATGCGCCAGCCCTTCCGGCGGCTGAGTTGGACGCGGTGGGGGTGGGTGTCAGTCATCAGTTCACCCTCGCATCCGGCGAAAAATCCGCGACAACGACCTTGGCGTTGTCGAACATGGCTTTCAGCGCGGCCTCTGGCGTCGTGCCGGACTTGACCGACAGAAGCACGAACGCGCACATGAGGTCGGCCGCGGCAGTCGCATTGTCCCCACCGTGGTTTCGGGCGTTCATCTGAGCCTGCATTGTGCAAGCCTCGATCCGGCGTTTGATGATTGTGGCGTCGTCGGTCATCCCGGCATCCTTAGTTTCTTGAGCCCCGGGCAATCCACGCGCATGGTGCCGTCAGGGTTCCC